CAAGCCTATTGTGGATGGTAAGTTTTGGATTGTAGAACAAGATGGTTCTAAAATCGCAACACTACACAAAAAAGAAAACAACAAATTTGTATTAAGCAATACAAACGGTGAAGTAATGTTTAACAAAAAACAAGATCTAACCAAACAGTTTGGAGAAGGTTTCTTTTTAACAAGCACCAAAGTTAAAGTTACCCAATCAGCGCCAAACGAATGCCACGGATTCCCGACCAGTGTGAAACCTTACAACAGCATGTACGATGTAAGAAACAAACTGCCCTTGTTTACCAAGAGCAATGCTAGTAAGAGTTTGTATTGTGCCGGATACTATACAATCAAATTCAATAAAGGTTGGGTTAAATCATTCTGTCCCAAGGTCATTACACTGGAACGCAATGAATACAAGGGCCCGTTTAAAACTGAATTTGAAATGAAACAGGTATTAAGCAATGTCAAATCAGATTAATCTCAGCCCGATCACACAGTTTGCTCAAATAGTAAGAGCTGCAGAACTAAGTCAAAGCAAGGAAGTAAAAATTCCCATTCAACAAGCTAGGCTAATGAATCTAGCGTTTGTTGAATTGATGGATCAATTGCACCAAGACTATGAAACAATGTTCAATGCTCTTAAAAACAGTACTAATACCGAAGTGGTAAGTGTAAGCATGGATGGTGGCGGGTTTAGCGACAAATAAGATAAATATATGCGTATATAATGTAAGGATACGCAATGAGTCGCCCAAAGCCAAAAGTGTTGTTAGAGCATACTAACAAAAGAACTTATAAATCTGAACAGATTTTAGAAGCTGAAGCCATTTGGGCAGTATTCTACAAGAATGAGCCTTTCAATCTAAAATCGTTTAACAGTCTTACCTCTTACCCTGGACCTAAATACAAGAAAACAAGTTTTTCTAATCCAGGTCATGCCATCAATCTTGCTAAAAAACTTAACCAACAATTTGGAACAGACGATTTCCAAGTGGTCAAGTTGACGCAAGGTGTTATATTGAAATGATTACTCGAGATGCATTAACAAAAATATTCTTACAACAATGGGGTAAGAGTACTGACGAAGTCAATATGAAACTGTTTAGCCGCAAATGGTGGCAAAGTACCAGAGCAGGTAAACAAACCAATTTCAGATTGAGTGAAGAAGGTTACGAATTTTTGATTAAAGAATTGGACCTCAAAGAGTATGAGATTCCATTTACTGAACCAATCGAACTAAGTCCCCAAACTATTGTATTTTTGGAAAGATACATAGACTGTCCATACTACCTCACATCCATGTCAATCACCGTGTTTTCCGAACGAAAAAGTTTTGAGCTTTACCTATTTTCGGACGACATACGAAAATTTGGTTTGGTAAAAGCCATGAATGAGCGTGAAAAAGAGCTGGCAAGTTTGGACAAAGACGAGTAAAACTTCTTAAAAAAGTTAAAAAATCCGTTGACATACTGCTGTATCTACCGTATAATACATACATAGACAGCGTTATTCGTAACAACATTTTTTAACTAAGATAGGAAATAAAATGGCAGAAATCAGTAGCCGTACAGTGGGCCCTAACGGTGCTAAAAAGTCTTTGCGTAAGGCTTTTAAAAATCAGCGTCCAATCTTCCTTTGGGGTCCTCCAGGAATTGGTAAGTCAGACATTATCAAACAACTCGGTACTGAACTTGATGCTCATGTAATCGACGTTCGTTTGAGCCTTTGGGAACCTACCGACATTAAAGGTATCCCATATTTCGATTCCAACGATAATACTATGCGTTGGGCACCTCCTTCAGAATTGCCAAGTGCAGAATTGGCAAAACAACACAAACACATTATTCTTTTCTTGGATGAAATGAACAGTGCGGCTCCTAGCGTACAAGCAGCTGCTTATCAGCTGATTTTGAATCGCCGTGTGGGCACATATCACTTGCCAGACAACGTCATGTTGGTGGCGGCAGGTAACCGTGAAACTGACAAAGGTGTTACATTCCGTATGCCTGCTCCGCTGGCAAACCGTTTTGTTCACTTGGAAATGACTGTTAACTGGGATGACTATTTTGATTGGGCTGTTGACAACAAGGTACATCAAGATGTAGTTGGTTTCTTGAGCTTCTCTAAAAAGGACTTGTACGATTTTGATCCAAAGTCCAGCTCACGTGCATTTGCTACTCCACGCTCTTGGAGCTTTGTGAGCGAATTGCTTACAGACGACGATGTTGATACAGAAACACTAACTGACTTGGTATCAGGTTCAGTGGGTGAAGGACTTGCTATCAAATTTATGGCACACCGTAAACATGCCAGCAAGATGCCTAATCCCAGCGATATTTTGAGTGGCAAAGTCAAGAAGATGGATTCCAAAGAAATCTCGGCTATGTACTCATTGACTGTGTCATTGTGCTATGAGCTCAAAGATGCTTGCGACAAGAAAGTCAAAAACTGGAACGATATGACCAATAACTTCTTCGAATTTATTATGAATAACTTCGAAACAGAATTGGTTATTATGGGTACTAAATTGGCTTTGAGCACTTACAAGTTGCCATTAGATCCAGATGAAATCAAGTGCTTTGACGAATTTCATGCCAAATACGGCAAGTACATTGCACAAGCCACTGAAAAGTAATTTGGTTTAAGCACCATTTGACACCTCCTCCTGGAGGTGTTATACTATATACATAGTAACAGTTAAGGAGCAGGAATGTCACATACAGATCCAATTATCGATAAAATCATTGTAGCCCGTGTGGGTCTACTACTTCGCCATCCGTTTTTTGGTAACATGGCTACTCGTTTGAAGATTGAGGAAGGTACAGAATGGATGGGTACTGCCGCTACAGACGGGCGCACCATTTATTTTAATCGTGAGTTTTTTGAACCGCTATCGGTTAAACAAGTTGAATTTGTAATTGCTCACGAAATTTTGCATAATGTGTTTGATCATATGGGACGTCGTGAAGGTCGTAACCCACGTATTTTTAACATTGCCGCAGACTATTGTGTAAACGGTCAATTGGTTCGAGATCGTATTGGCGAACACAACATCGAAGGTATCAAAATCTTCCACGATGCCAAATACTATGGCATGGGTGCAGAAGAAGTCTACGACAAGATTTTTGACGACATGGACGAAGAAGAACTTAATCAATTGGGTCAGTTGTTGGATGATCACATTGACTGGGGAGACCAAGACGGTAGTGGCAAGCCCAGCTACAGCAAAGAAGAATTGAAACAAATTCGAGACGAGATTCGCGAAGCCACAATGCAGGCTGCACAGGCTGCAGGTGCAGGCAACACACCTGCAAGCGTACAACGCATGATCAAAGAACTTACTGAACCTAAAATGAATTGGCGTGAAATACTACGTCAACAAATTCAAAGTACTATCAAGAATGACTATTCGTTTATGCGTCCTAACCGCAAAGGCTGGCACATGAACGCAATTCTTCCTGGTACACAATTTGAAGACACAATTGACATTTGTGTGGCAATTGATATGTCAGGTTCAATTGGTGACGATCAAGCCAAAGATTTTCTAACAGAGATCAAAGGTATCATGCAAGAGTACAAGGACTTTAAAATTAAACTTTGGTGTTTTGATACCAAAGTTTATAATGAAGCCAGTTACGATGGCTACTCCATTGACGAGTTTGACAGCTACGAACCCATGGGCGGTGGTGGCACTGAGTTTGATGCCAACTGGATATACATGAAAGAAAATGATATTCAACCTAAAAAGTTTATCATGTTTACAGACGGTTATCCTTGGGGCAGTTGGGGAGATGAAGATTACTGCGATACAGTATTCATCATTCACGGCAATGATAAGATTGTTCCACCTTTTGGAGAATATGCTTATTACCAGTTTGCAACAGAAGAAGCATAATGGCACTTAAAAATGGCAAGCCCAATCCTCTGGATTACTTCAATTTACGGAGGGTTGAGTTTGCCTGCCCTCATTTTAAATATACTGCATTAGACAAGTACAATCCTAGTCTAGTCAAATCTGTGGACCTCTGGATCAGAAAGAATCTAAATAATAGGTACTATATAGGACAGGGCATTATGCTCGATAACACCAATACAATAGTGTATAATACACGTATTGGATTTGAGAGTGAAAAAGAATTAAGTTTTTTCACAATTGCCTGTCCTTTGTTACAAACAAGATAATTAAGTTAGTACTTTATCAAACAAGGAGATTCTAAAATGGCTGATGTACAAAATCAACAACCCGCAACAGATGCACAAGGTTCTACAGAACTAACAATCAATGACTTGAATGCAATGAAAGTTATTATCGATATCGCTAGTTCACGTGGCGCTTTCAAACCAAACGAAATGGTAGCAGTAGGTCAAACTTACACCAAATTGGAAACATTTCTAAATGCTGTAGCAGCTCAACAAGCCGCTAATCCAGCTACACCGCCAACAGCATCAGATGCAGCCGCAGCAGTAGCCGCAGGAGTTTAATATGGCCGAACTTAAACACGTAGGCCGTGTTAGTGCCACAAACAAAAAATGTTTAGTGGCATATCGCACCCTACCAGGCGATGCAAGTTTCTGTTTAATTATACCAACAGAAAATTTACCAGATATCTATCACGATGCTGTTATCAATCTAGTGGAAAGTCAAACTGGTCAAGATGCATATGAATTTGCAGATGCTCTAGCTAGAACACAATTCCCAGATGGTAATAATATGTTGCGTTCGTTACATGTCTCTAATCGCTTGATCAAGGCGCCAACATCTGCGATCGAAATGTTGCCAGCACCTGGAACCAGTATCGTTCTTAGCGAACTTAATCAACTGATTGCCGAACAACGCGGTGTAACAGTGGATGACTTGAGCATTAAAGAAAGTTTCGAAAAGAAAGTTGAAGAACCAAAACAAACAGCTACGGTAACAGAAACACCTGCTATTGTTCAAGCTGAAGTTACTCCAACTAGTTTTGAAACGCCAGAAGCTGAAGCAAAGTTTTATCGTAGTCAAGCTGACAAGTTAGCAAAGCAAGCTGCAGAAATGCGCCGCAAAGCAGAGGAATTGGCTCCGACCAAGAAAAAAATGTAAATGACAAACCAGGGAAGAATTCTTCCCAAGGATGTCGTAGCACATTGGCCAGAGGTATTCGGTGATGTAAGATTAAATGTGGTACCGCTAAGGTACCTGCATGCCGTGCTGGTCAATTTTAAAGATGGCAAAACTTGGGAAATAAAAATAACAGCTAAGACCAAACGAGACGGTTGGGAAACCTTTGAGAAAAATCTTGCCGAGCTTTTTAAAAACTATGAGTCCACTATAGACAATGTAGATTTTAAATTGGATACCGATCGAGTGCGTAAGGATGTTGAAAAAGGCACTGATAAATTTTTAAAAAGAAAGAAGCTATAAATAATGCATGTTAGATTACTTAGTTACAGCCAGCCAACTGAAGAATTCGCTAGCATGGGAATTGATGACGCCCAAGAGCTCATTGCCTATTGCGCCCGTGTGTCCAATCCCTCCAATCAGCTCAACACTTCCACGTCGGAAAAACTCATACAATACCTCGTCAAACACAAGCACTGGAGCCCACTTGAAATGGTCTCAGCTTGCATTGAAATCACAACCACTAGAGATATTGCCCGACAAATACTTAGACACAGAAGTTTCAGCTTCCAAGAGTTCAGTCAGCGATATGCTGACCCTACTAAAGACCTGTCGTTTGTACGTAGAGATGCACGACGCCAAGACCTCAAAAATAGACAAAACAGTGTAGAACTAGATGTTCATAACAACGATGAAGATCGATTCCTAGCTTACCAATGGGAACGTATGCAGGATCTAGTTATTAAACAATCACAAGAAGCCTATGCCTGGGCTATCGAAAAAGGCATTGCCAAAGAACAAGCCCGTGCTGTATTACCTGAAGGCTTGATTGAAAGTAGAATTTATATGAATGGCACCTTGCGCAGTTGGGTACATTTCATAGAACTACGCAGTGCGAACGGCACACAAAAAGAACATCAAGAAGTTGCTGTGGCTTGTGCCAAAGTTATCAGCGATATATTCCCAATGATGGGCAATCTTTAAACTACTTTAGTCCAAGTATTGTTTAAATAAATCATCAAATGCTGTAATCCATCACTGTTTGGATTCCAACCAAGTCCGTCAGCCACAGCCATTTGTCCAATAGTCGGACTTGCTGGCGGTGCGCCTAATGGCAATAATGTTGATGAAATACTATAAAAATTGTTATAATAAGATGTACTTGTTCCAAGAGCAGTTGTCCCACTAGCACCTGGATAAACTGTGTTGCCCAATAACTGTAAAGTTGTAATAGGTGTAGAGCCAGTTTTGGTTTGGAATACCAACGGAACGTTGGCAACATTACTGGCTATAATTGGAGTAGTTTGTTGTGTGCCGCCATTGAAACTGAACTGTGTAGTATTTAAATTTAATAAACTTGCAACAGATAAACCTGCTCCTACAAAATTTACTGCGGCTGTAAAATTAGCACTGCCAGATTGTATATAACTACTTGCAGGTTGGCCGCCTAGCGCATCTGCATTTGTAGCAGTTCCCCAGAATTTGTAGCTACTGGTTGAATAAACTCCGTTACCACTGTTATAATTTAAAGAGTTTAAAGTGACACCCTGGAATATGCCGTTGGTAGTGAATCCAGATATCTGGCCGCTACTGACATTGGTATTCAACGAAAATGCTGTACTACTTACTGTGAATACTGTGTTGGTACCATTCAATACTGCTTGAATTATTGGATAAGATCCACTTGGGCTTGCACTGGCTTGATTGATTTGAAACTGTGTAGTACCACTGTTAGTACTGGTAGTAAATGGTCCAATATGAACAAAGGTAGTTCCATTATACACATTCAACTGCTGATTTGTACTGTCCCACCAGAAATCTCCAATAGCCACACTGCCTGGAGGACTTGTGCTCGGAGCAGATTCTGCACTGCCTGCCACACGAAATCTAATACCATCATAAAATCTCAATTTGTTTGTGGTAGTATCATACCAAATTTGACCAGCAATTGGTTGTGGTGGCTGAGTAGCGTTGGCAAAGTTCTCCAATATGTACACAAAATTCTCATTTTGACTTTGGCCGTATCCAGCATAATTTTTACCAATCAGCGTGATATCCAGTGAGTTGTTGATTGTACCGTCTACAACAGTAGCAATTGCGTTTCCATTGTAGTGATTAATTGTATATGACATTCTACTCTTTCCTTATTCTATATTTATGCTGGTTGAGCGGCGGCCCAAGTGGCCAATTTGGGTAGGTCCGCAGGCTTGTATGCATACAGTTCTGGATATACACTGAGCCACAAGTTGGTGAGTTCTGGCAATATCACTTTGAATCTAATAGTAGCTCTTCCCTGATCCGTCAATTGTATGACCACAGGACTGCCGTTGCCGCATGTGGCTTTGTAACTGCTGTCGGGTTGCCCTGCTATACTCATAGCAAATTCCAGTTTCTGCATGTTCTTGATATCCACTGTGGTGATATCTGTACAAATAGCACCGTTTTCGTCCACACATTTGGGAATCAAAGTCACGGTGTTATCAATACCCACTATGGCATTACGTTGCCCATCAATATAGGTATTTGCACCAAATTCCACAATGATTTTTCTCACCTTTATTGTGTTATCGGTATTCCAAAAAGCAATGCTGATAGGGTTGTTGATGCTGATGGCTATCTCATCATACATCTGTTCTGACATAGTGCCAACATAGTGGCTGTCTATATTGGTGTCAGTATGCACAACATCAGTGAAAGGAGTAATAGCGCCATAGAGGCCACATATGACTCTGCTGGTTATATTGTAAGCAATAGAATACAGCGAAGTCTCGCTCCACCCGGTGGATAGTTGCGGAGTTCCCGCTGGTACTGGAGTTGTCATACAAAAGTCCTTGTTATCTGTTTATATACTTTGTCACAGTGATTGCATTCTATGCCACACACTGTTTTGCAATTTTTTGTCAAGTCGTTAAACCCTAAATCAGTTATTTGATTTACAGTTGTTATCGCCAGGGCTGTTTCGCCAGTTGTACTCAGTATTTCGCCAAATCTAATATTTCCGCTTTGTTTTTGATAAGCATCAATCACATTGAACCATCTGTTTATAGGAAATCCTCGACCCGCAATTTTTATCACATCAACCATGCCATCAAATTTACTTATGTCATTGGGAAAGGTAAATGCAGTTTTCAACCACTCAGCTGGATTGTTTTTAAAATAACTAATACAGCCTAATTTTTCATGAACGTTATCTGTGATTTCTCGATTGTCTTGAAACTTAATTTGACTGATAATAATATCATCCCATTGTTTCCATTTGCAATCAACTATACAACCTTCATTCACCAGCATGGTGATTTTAATACCGTGTTCTTTGGCATAGTCACTCATTTTTTTAAGTGTATCTAGATCACGATTTAAACTACGATCTACAATAATACTTGTCATATTAAGCACTTGGTGCATGAACACAAAGTCCTTCAATGTACGAACAAGATTATTTACACTGTTCTTCAATTCTATATTAGGTTTGTTGGCTCTAAAATCATTAATGATATTTGCTCTCAACAAATAAGTGTTGTTAAGAGTAACAATGTCTGCATCAATATCAGCAACATGTTTGATTAGTTCAGGAACTTGTTCATAAAATTCGTTAGAATACAAACTGGGATTTACCAAATAATGAACTTTGATTCCGTATTTTTCTCTAATAGCATACAACTCATCAAACATTTCTTTACCATTAAAAATACTTCTGGCACTGCCAAATTTATTATCGCTAAAATAAATGTCAGTAATTGTGGTCGTATCAAGATGCGGAAGTGTTTCTATCATCCCTTGTGTATACGGTATGCTAAATTTATGGGTTATAGACATTTCGTGTTCTCGATGCAATTCCAATCCAGCCAGCCTGCACATTGGTGCCATGGTAATAGTGGCCAGCGTCTACCACGTTAATAATTAATACAAAACCGCCCACTGTGTCTGTAGGAGCACATTGTACTGACCATTGTCCATGACCCATGCCGTAATATGTGTTACGATAATCATCTACCCTAGTTAAACTTGGCGCCATTCTAAAGTCATAATTGCTACGAGATTCTGAAGGAATACCGAGATAGTCGGCTATGTTGAAATACAGCGTAACAGCACCATCAGCATTGCCAGCGCCTATAATAGTTCTGTTGACATTGGTTGATTCCATGTAGCTGAAAAAAGATGAAACAGTGCCACCAGCATTGATTCCTAGAGGATTTCCGCTGCCTCCTTGAGGAGTCATGTATAAATCTACAGTGCCTACTATGGTTTGTACAATTCCTGCTAGGTTAGCATTTAGATTAGTTAAATTAACTGGTTGTGGAATACTTGGTTGGTTGATCAAATCGTTGTAACTACCAGTTGAAGCCACTGTGGCCAATGTGGAACCAAAGTTTACATCAGTTAGTATCTTGGCCCATGGGCTCCATGTTGTGCCAACATCTCTTCGACTGCGAACATAGTTGTCAGCATGAGATCCAGTTACACCACTCCAACCTATCAATAATTCTCCACCGCCTTCTCCGCCTAGTGATAACAAATTACCATAAGTATCAGGATAACCATTTGCGTACACATCTCTCAAAGTTAATTTGTTGTTTGGTTCGCTGGTGCTGTTATTTTCAATTGTTATTCGACCCTGATTATTAAGTCCGTCTGAAGTGGTAGCATTACCAGTTACGTTACCAGTTACGTTACCAGTTACGTTACCTGTATGCAATCCAGTTGAATTTCCAGAAAGATTACCAACAAAATTAGGTGCTGTAATAGTACCTGTCATTGTTAACGCACCAGATGGGCCAAATTGTCCAGAATATTGTCCATTATTGGCTATGTTTGTGTAACCATCTCCGCCCCAATAGAAACCAGTGTCCTGAGCACCATCGCTGTAGAAAGCAATGCTTGGATTAGCAGCCGTTCCGTCAGATAAGAATATTCTACCACCCTGTGCATAAATCGAGCCAGTTACATTACCAGTTACATTACCAGTTACATTACCAGTTACATTACCTGTATGCAATCCAGTTGAATTTCCAGTTACATTGCCAGTCACATTACCTGTTAAGTTACCAGTTACGTTACCTGTGTGTACACCTGTACTATTACCAGTCAATGGACCGTTAAATGCACCATAAAGTTGAGCGGCTGAAACAGTGCTGTTTGCGTTACCTATTGTATTTGTCGTGGCATTAAAAATCAGTGAAGCACCGGTGGTGTAAATATTACCGGTCAAGTTGCCAGTTACATTGCCGGTTACATTACCAGTCAAGTTTCCAGTTACATTGCCAGTTACATTACCAGTCAGTGGTCCTGTAAAGCTACCAACAACATTTGCATTTTGATAGCCCAGTTGTTTGGTTGCAGAGTTCCAGATTCTTGTGGAATCTGTTGCAAGTAAATCGCCTGTTACATTACCAGTTAGTGGTCCTGT